ATATAAAAAATAAATATTAAATATTTATTTGTTATTATAATTATTGTATAACTATTCTATTTATAATGTCATTTGCAGAGTTCACAAACAATAAAAATAAGGGAGTCCTTTGGGGACTACTACAGGAAGGTGGTGTGTTTAATAATATTCCTTCAACGATGTTTCAAAATGTAAAAAATATTTTTGAAATGTCGATACTATCTATGAAGCCAGAATTTGATTTATTTTTTGATAAAAACGATGAAGGTGATGATGACTATGATAAAAAAGCAGCCGAAATGATAGTAAATAGTAACAAGTCAGTTATTAAAAAGGTGATTTATGAAGTAAATAAAATAAAGGCGCAGAATGAAAATAATATCAAACAAATGCAACTGCAGAACCAGATGAGAGCACAACCACAAGCACAAGCGTCTATTTCACAAAATCAGTTACCAATACCAATGCCAATACATTTGAAACCATCTCCACCGCTAATTACACCTATACCTGCGCCTACAAAAAAGCCAAAAATAGAAGAAATCTATCGCGCGGATGATATTAAAAAAACGCGAATGAGTGAGCTTGAGATACGTTTAAAAGAGAAGCAGACTGAAATGGATACTATGCTGAATAATAAGAAACCTGAACAAATTGACTTTTCAGATAAGGCACTAGGTATAAATAAAGAGTCAGATTTATATGATAAAAAGTTGGCGAGCGATGAGATGGATAGGTTGTTAGCAGAAACATTAGCATCGCGTGAGCGCGAACTGGAGAAGTTGAATATAGATAGTGGTAGTTATAATAAAAATGCAGGCAACGATAGTGGAGATATCCCTGTAAATAAAATAATTACAAAACGCCCACGTGAGTCAAAAAGTGTAACATTTAATGATGCAGACAATACAAAAGTTGAGTATGAAAAACAAGAAAATGGAAATGGGAATGGAAATGGGGATCGGAATGGGAATAGGAATAGGAATGTTAACGAAGAATTAGAAAATAACGATGACAACACAATGTCATTTTTTTCAAAACTAAAGCTTAAAACGGAGGTTTCTACACCTTTAGATGATATTATGAATAGTAGAAGTGGGGATGATGGCGAGGATGGCGATGGATATGATGAAGAAGAAAAAGAAATAATGCAACTGCAAATCCAAGAGATGGCTAGCTTTAATAGGAATGCGCCATGGAGAGAAACGAGAGAAACGAGAGAAATAATAGACACAAGAGAAATGCAACAAATGAGAGAAATGCAAAGGTATATTATTTTAGAACAAAAGATTCAAGAAGTTCAAAATAATATGAATGAAATCAAGAAAAATCAAGAACTTATTTTAAGTATATTAGAAAAGAAATTGCAGTAATATTTTTCACACTATATATTAATATAATACCATATCAATGAATAAAGTAAAGACAAGGCATACAAGGCGTGCAATGCGTGCAAAACGACGTGGTAAACATACAACATGTAAAGGGTATGCTAAGTATAAAAAACATTATACGCGAAAAAATGTGAAACGAATTCAAGGAAAAGGAAAAGGACGACTTCAAAGACAAAGACAAACAAGAAGAAAAGTTGGTGGGTTTTCTTTATTTAAATCAAAACCTACAAAGTCAACAGAATTTAATTTTGTTTTGCCTAATGAAAAAAATTTTGAAATAAAAGCGAAAGGCTTGGCGTATGTAACAAAACTAGGAAGTTTTTTAAGTCAAAGTGGTAGACTTGAGCAAATAATCATATATCAGAATATAGATGAAACAGGAAAACTAGATGGGAATTATTTTATTGCAAGATGTGTTTCTAGTGATTGTAGTAATAGGAAAAATATGGAATCAAAAATATTAGAAACAACACAATTTGAAGAGGTATTTAGAGGCAAATCGGGTTATGGAGAGTATGAGTATGATTTTACTACCACTACAGATGATAAATATAGTATTCAACCAGTAGAAAATTTTTTTAATCCACAGGATGAAAATAAAAATGACAATACAAAACTATCAAAATTTTTACATATTAATAGTGTTAACCTACTATCAAAAGATAATCGTATAAAAGAAGAAGCGGAGGCGCAAAGAGCAGCATTGAAGGCACAAAAAGAAGTATTGGATGAACAAGCTAGAACTGAATTTAATAATTTTAGAGACAAGGAAGTTTTGAATGCACAAAGAGCAGCGGAGGCGAAAGCAGCAGCGGAGGCGAAAGCTGCAGCGGAAGCGAAAGCAGCAGCGGAGGCGAAAGCAGCAGCGGATGCACAAGCAGCGGCGGAGGCACAAGCAGCGGCGGAGGCACAAGCAGCAGCGGAGGCACAAGCAGCAGCGGAAGCAAATACGACACCGGAAGCAAATACGACAGCGGATGCACAAACAGCAGCGGAGGCGAAAGCAGCAGCGGATGCACAAGCAGCGGCGGAGGCACAAACAGCAGCGGAGGCGAAAGCAGCAGCGGATGCACAAGCAGCGGCGGAGGCGAAAGCAGCAGCGGAGGCGAAAGCAGCAGCGGATGCACAAGCAGCGGCGGAAGAAGCGGAAGCACCAGCACAACAACCACAACAACCACAACAACCACAACAACCACAACAAGCACAAGCAGCACAAGAAGCAGCGGAAGCACAAGCAGCAGCGGAGGCGAAAGCAGCAGCAGATGCAAAAGCAGCAGCGGACGCAAAAAGAGAAAATGAATTGTTTATTGAAAATAGTAGAAAATATCAAGAATTATTAGATTCAATTAATTATTTAACACCTGGATTACGTGATATTAGAGAAATGTTAAAACTGATTCAACCAGTTCTTACAAAATGTTTATTTTTATGTATGCCTGATGAATGTGACGAAGGAGTATTAGAAAAATTAAGACAAAAATATATTGAAAAAATAAAAGGTACAGATATTAAAAGTCTAGATGATGCAGGGGAAATATTATTCAATCTAGTTGATAATAATTTATTTCTTGTGTTAGAAAATTTGTGTATTCAGTCAAAAAAACTTAGCGATGATGATTTTAAAAAATTAGTAAATGATTGTATCGGTTCCCTTTCAGGTATAGATGTGAAATTTAATATAACTGGTTTGTATAAAAATTTATATAAAATTATATTCATACTATATAAAAATTTTAAAGAGTCATTCCGTGTTTACGATGACACATCAAAAGATATAAGTCTTCGAGATATATCGAAGAAAAAATTTAAAAATAATCTTGAAAATATGAAAAAACTATTAGATTTATTAAATTCTATGACTCCTGAAAATATGAAAAAACTATTAGATTTATTAAATTCTATGACTCCTGAAAATATGAAAAAATTATTAGATTTATTAAATTCTATGACTCCTGAAAATATGCAAAAATTATTAGATTTATTAAATTCTATGACTCGTGAAAATATGCAAAAATTATTACAATTATTAAATTCTATGACTCCTGAAAATATGGAACTTATATTATTGGCATTAAATAATCAAAATATTATTAGGAAAGATAATATAGTTATAAATCAAACAAGCAGAATAGGTGAACTACTAGATGCTCATTTAAAATTAGATAAAGAAAGTATGAGTAAACTTTTAGATTTTTATAGTTTCATAGAGATTAAGAAAATGGAAAATTCTAATAATAGATACCAACTTATTTTTCATAAATATAAAGATGGTAAAATACCATTTTTTAAAAAAATATCAGTTGGATTTGGTAATGAAGAGAAACCTACTTGTAGTGCAATAAGTGTACTAGGTAAAGGATTAGAACTACTTGCAGAATCTTTTAGATTGGCATTTTTAGAACAAAAAAAAAATTTATTGGAAAATGCATCGGATACTCAATTGGAACATCCATGGGATACTAAATTATTAGAGTCAAAAACTAAATGTGAAACTCAAGATAAAACTCAAGATAAAACTCAACGTCTTATTACTGGTGGTGGAAGAAAAAGAAGAACTTTAAAAAAGAAACGAGGAGGTAAGAGTAAATAAAAATAATAGTAATATTATCAAAAATATTATACTTTTTGATATAATATTTTTTTACAGCATGTGCATGTTCTATATATGAATTATTTGTTGTTTTCTCTCGTTTCTCTCGTCTCTCATGGTTTTTCACTCGGTCGTTTGCTTGATGATGATGCTGCTGCCAGTGCAGCTGATTGTGATGCAGTTGGAAGTTTCGAGCTTGTGGGCTTTGATGTCGCCGGAACAGGCACCGCTCCCGTTTCTTTTTCAACTTCGCTCAACGGCACCATCTTTGCCTTCCCTTCTTTATTTATTTCCATCTTTCCAATACATAGTGGTTCACCTCCTACTTCTTGTGAAACAATATAGCTACTATGGTCATATACCAGTTTTGTAGATTTATCATATGCATACTTCACCGGTTTTCCATTCACACTTGCAGTGATTTCAACCAACTTCAGTGTTGTCTGTTTCACGTTTCTAGATGCGGAAGTATCCGACTCCTCATTATCCACCGACGGCGGGTATGCAAACTTATTCGACATCACGCTACCAAATGTGAAGCACTTCAATTTTTCCTTCGAGTTCTTGTCGCGATGGATGGCGCAGTCTATCGACGCTTCTTTTATTGCCATAAGTAACTGCTGATTGATTTCCTCTTTAATCGTCGATATTTCAAATAATGCTTGGTCAGTCGTTATCGGTTTTTGCGCATTCAGTTTGCTCACATCGTTAAGTCGCAACTCAAGAGACGCATCATCCGTCATTTGCTCCGGTGTAAACCGCATAACATATATCATAACATAAACACTTCGCAGCTTTTCATCTTTCAGGTCGTTGTGACTGCATATACGCCTAGCCCTCCCAATCACTTGCTCGATTCTTACAGGTTGCCAATAAGGTTCCATAACATGGACATAACGGACGTTGCGCAAGTTAATACCTTCTGCACCGGATGCAGTAATCATAAGGACCTTAACAATCTCACCCATAAAGTTATTCGCGGACTTTGGCACCAGTTGTTGTTTTAATGTGACCGGAATATAGTCCCATGTACTATTGAATACATTTCTTATTATTTCACGCTCTTCTTCGTCTTCAGTTCCAGTATATAAAGCATACATTGGTTTGCCTTGGTCTGCTTCACTAATATCAAGCACCCATTCACTCGAGGCATTTTTATTTATTTTAAAACGTGCAAATCCGTTTGCCTCAAGCACCATCGCAAAAAGACCAATACCTTCAACTTTTCTAAACTGACTATACACCAAATGAAGACCAGAATGCTGAGGTTCTGTAATATTTTCTAACATTGCTAAAAATTTAGGACTATACGTTTGTAGTTCGCCTTGGGGTGCTTTTGTAAGGTAGCGCGCCATTCCGCTGCGAATACGCATAAGAGCCGCTGCAATACGTTTCTCATACGATGAGTCAGTTTTTTCTTCGATTTCTTTGACTATTTCTTCGACATCGTCGCCAGCGTGTTCACCATTCATATTGTCTACTCGTTCAGCAGCAGTGAGTGCATCAACATCTTCTTCATTTACCCCTTCTTTAACAGCGCCTTCAACATTGGTGCCTTCTTTTGGGAGTGGACGTGTGATTTCGGTAGGGAATACAAAATTGCAAAAAAGACGAGAAAAAATACGATAAGATGACACTGCATCTTCGTATATATCGTCACCCCCGACACCTCCAGCACCTGCGCCAGGTCTTGATTTTGCAGCTGCACCGGCACCAAGACGTTTTTTGGTTCGCGCATTTTTTTCCAAGTTGCGTTCTGCTTTGCGTGCTTCTTCGTATGCAGCAAACTGATGTGTGCTCATTGGTATTTCAATGACGCGAAAATGGGTTGCTTTATCATATGCAGGCATAAGTTGCTCTTGTGCGCTGCGAAAATAGGATGCCAAACCAAGAATACGACGTTGAAACATGCGAATATTTTTGACATTTCCAGATTGTGCGTCAATAAAATAAGAACGAAAAGAGTCAAGACTATCAGGCAATGCTTTATATGTTTCAATTGTAATACTGCCGGGAACAACACTTATACCACGACCTTTCAATGTTGTCAGCACCATACGTTCAAACTCAGTATCACTCAGCTGTGGCATATCACCAGATATAGATAATGCAGATGCAGCACCATCAAGTTGGGCGACGCCCTTATACTCGCCGCGCTCGTTTACATTTACAAATCCAAAAGGGTTACGTGTAATTGTCAGCACATGAGACGTGTCATTGTAGTCCATATAGTCCAAGATTTCAAGACCCGAAAATAATTGGTCAAGCACTTTCTTATCAACTTTTGCTTGCGGTCTAGATGCAGATGCTTCGCCGACTTGCAGAGGAATTTTCCAAACCTTAATATATCCGCGCAGTATGTTAAAAATGATTGCAACTTCATTGGGGTAGTTGATTACAGGTGTTCCACTAAGAAGAATAATTTTGACATTTTGCGCAGTCATCAGTAAGTCATATAGTCGCATGGAAAGTGAAGTAGGGCGTCGTAGTTTATTCACAATTCTACTTATAAAGTTGTGTGCCTCGTCAATAATAACAACATGGTCGTTAAACGGATTTTCACTAAAGTTGGAGGTAAGTGTATTGAGGTGACTCATACGCATACCATTATAGTTGATGAATTGATATTTTGCACTAATCATTTTGTTAAGTTGTGTGTCAAGGCTTTCACGTTCAGTGGCATTAAGTGATGTGTAGTTAGATGATTTTTTAATATTTACAAGCCATGCGCCATTTTGTTGAGTAATAAATTGTTTAGGTAGTGATAAAATAGCAGACAATGTTTCAATAATTGGGTCATCTTTGCTTTTAATTGCTATAAATTCCCAGTATTGATTTTTTTTATAAATATCATCACCGCATTTTTTCAACTCTTCAATGTAGTTTCTTTGTAGTGACGCAGGAGTCATAACGATAACTTTTTTATGTGTCTTCAAGCCTTCTGCAATCGCAATCGAGGAACACGTCTTACCACTTCCGAGACCATGATAGAGCAATAAGCCGCGGTAAGGTGTATAAATATTCAAATAGTCGCGAACAATTTTTTGATGTGTGAGTAGAGAGAAATCATTATTTTTTGCAGGGTCACATGAAATCGTCTCTTTTTGTTCGGCAACTTCGGTATGATACGTCATAAAAAGCTGGTTAATAAAGTTGACAAATTTTTCGCGGTTGTTCATGTAGTATGCAGATGCACGAATACCAAGAGGTGGAAGACGTGGCAACCTTTCGCGCACAATTTGGTCACCAATTCTTAGGTCTTGCATTTCTTGTGTCATAATACCAAATTCTGGTTTTTCAAAGACACGACCTTTTCTACTAGCGGTGACACGAGCAGGTGTAGCGGTGGCGGCGGCTGCGGCGGCTCCTGATTCGCCGGATTCACCTAACTCAAGTAAAAGTGACGCATCTTCTTCTAAATAAATATGTTTGGGCATTTTTTTAATAACAATAACAGAGCGAATAAGTGCAACAGGTTGTTGAGGGGTTGATTTTGCACCAAGCCCAATCGTCAAAGGAGCAAGTTTTGGTTTTGTTTTTGATTCTTTTGGTGTTTCAAATGGTTCAGAAACACAAATAGGAAGGTCACAATGTAGATTTTTGACAATGTTATCGCGACTTACTAGTTTTTGTTTTCGCTGGTCTTCGACTACAACTGCAGGTGCAGCAGCGGCTGCGCCTTCACCTTGTTCTTCGGCAGGCGCAGGTGCAGGTTTTGCAAGTCTTCCTTTAAACACAACACGAACTTTATGTGGTGCAGGCGGTTTAGCAGCTGAAGTGGCAGGTAAAGCAGCAACAGGATTTTGTAGGTTTTCAATTATAGATTTCGGTGCCATATTTGTCTGAAGTGCACTAATCATTCTTAATGCAGCGTAGTCAGTGCCTGGTTTTTCGCTAGGAAGAATATATGGGCCAATATTTGGAGCACCTTCAATGACAGGTATAGGTATTTGTTCTGACCCTGGAGGTAGAGTTGCATTTGAAGGTGCACTGAGAGGTTGCTCAGAAAAAATATCTTCACTTTGTTGTTCTTCGTGAACGGGAACGGGTGTAGGCACAGGCACAGGCACAGGCGCAGGTGCAGGCACAGACGAAGATGCGCTACCGCTACTACTTCCGAAACCTTTTCCTATATTTATATCTGGAAGCGATGTTCTAATACTATCAAAACCGGATGAAAGAAGTGATGCTACATGTTGTATAGGTGACCTAGGTGAACCAACGGCACCGGCGGTTCCGCTACTAGCAATAGATTCTCTGATTGTTGATTTTCTTTGTTCTAGTTCAGCAATACTTCTTTTAAGTTGTAAATTTTCTTCCAAGTCAGATTTTGATGGTGAGCCGGATTCTGATACCTCAGATAATAACCGATTTGATTCTAATAATTTTGATTTTAAATTTTCTATTTTTGATTCAAGTTCTGGTATATCCATTTTAGTCTATAGTTTTAATCTATACTATCAATAGATATATTTATTGATATATTTATTGATATATTTTATTTAAAAAAATAACACACTAGAATAAACTATATTATGTGCACTACATGCACTACATGCACTACATGCACTGAATTGCCAACTCACAAGCCATTTGTTCTGCCTTCTTTTTTATTTTGTGGGTTCCCGATGCAAAATGCACTAAAATATGCCCCCGTTCCTCATAGATTTCGCGTATTTTAGCAAATGACTTGAGTTCACTATAGTTGACTGCGCTCTTAGAATCAGAGTGGTATATTTCTTTACCTAAACATAAGAAGACACCCATCGTATACCCTGTTTCAGCATCATGTTGTATTTCTAAATAATCAGGCGTCGTTTTAAATTCTTTTTGTATTTTCACTTGCAAAATATTCTTGTAGTTGTCGTCATTTTTGATAAGCGAAATCCAGTCAATATGTCGCTCAAATACTGCCTCAATAAATCGTTGGGCCATTTGAAATCCTGGTCCTGTCACAAATATATTTTCAAACCATTTGTCGTCATCGTGAACAGATATTTTGTTAAAGTCAAGAAATAATGCTCCAATAAATGCTTCAAACAAACATCCGAGTTTTTTTAGATTTGTTCTCGTCTTCTTTTCCTCTGCATGTTTCGAAATAATAAACCACTTATGCAGTCCCATTTCAAGTGCCAGTTTGCCAATCGATTCATTTTTAACAATCGCAATTTTTTTTTCGGTCATGAAGCCTTCATTTTCTTTAGGAAACCTGCGATATAAGTAGTATTTTGTAACACATTCTAAAACTCCATCACCTAAGAATTCGAGTCGTTCATTAGATTTTGTTCGCAAGGCCATGCAATTTGCAGGCTGTGGTGTTATTTTTATATTTTCACGTGCATTTTCAAGCTGTGGACGTTTTGTATATGACGCGTGAATAAATGCGCGACGATATAACTCAAAGTTGTAAAGTTTAGATGGAACACCATATGTTGAAAGAATAGATTGAACATCATTCAATGTAATCTCTCTATTGTCCGGGTTATAAGGGTTGAATATGTATCCATGACCATCTTCAGCAAGAACTATATCGGCATCATTTAGAATATTTTTGCCGAGACTTGCACCAGGGTTGGTAGGTGAACGTGTTTCTTGTGTTGTCGCCATGTTGTAATGTAGATTTGTGTGTATACCTAGTTACTATATTTTATCTTTAAATGATTTCAATTTATTTTCTTTATAAATATGAAAAAAATAAAATATAGTATAGTATTTTCACATATTTTTTATATTTAGCATATATATAATAAAATAGAATGGTTTTAAGTGGTCCTAAACGGGTTTCGAATATAAGTTCTCTTACTAACAGAGGGTGCATCTTTGGAAGTATGGCTGGATTGGCGCCTACTGTAGGTTTGAACCCCAATCTGTTGAACGTGTATCGCGCAAACACAAACTATTGTCAGAACAAGTGCATTCCTACTGGATGCAAGGATGGTTTTGAATACATGAAACAGCGCGGTCTCATTGCATGCAACAAGGGTGCTGGTGGTATCGGTCGTTCTCACTGGTCTCCAGGTATCGGTATTCTTTTTGGTGGTGGTTGCCAGAAAGGATGGTCGTATTAATATTACAATCGCAGTTTACGATAATACTATGTTGATTGTCATAAATTAATTTTATAATATAGCAAAAGACTATGTTATAAAGTAAAAAAAAAGAACAAAATAACGAACAAAAAATAAAATAATATTACCAGATTATATATTCAAATCGAATAACAGAATAGTATAAGTAGTAAAAATGCCCCAAAGAAATGGACAAAGAAGTAGAAATGGCCGGTCAGCAATGGCTCGTCGTGTATTATTTAGCGGACCTGGTTCAGCCGATGGACTATATGCGAATACCCAAAATGGTGGAGGTATGAAGAAAGGCGGAGCTCAACCATCTGGAACCGGTTTTATGATTCCTTTTGCGCAACGTTCACAAATTGCCGTTCCTGCATTGAATAAGGACTTTTTATTTAACTTTAGGCAGTATTACAATGCTCCTCGTCACGCAGGACCCAAGTTGTAAATATTATAGTCTCAGTTTTATTCAAATTATCATAACAACATTTTCATTATAACATATTTTGCCAACACATAGTTATAATGAAATACATTTAAGTAGGTCTCTCACATAAACACATTATAAAACTATATACTAAAACTATTTAGAAATGTTTACTTGTAGTTATATTATAGTATAGTCTGTTTACAAAGTAAAAATAAGTAACATGATAATCAAAATTGACAACCGCGAAACAACACTTATACCACTTATAGAAAAACGTTTTGAAATATTCATGTGTTCAAATATAGACACCCAAGATATTCACGAAGGGGTCGACGATGGAATTGAAGAAGAAGTAGGAGGATTGAGTAACAAGAAATCGGTTTTAAAAAATAAGAAAACAAAAGAAACCAAGTCTACTGCGAATGATAGCATGAAACCAAGTAGTGGGTGTCTTGTTCCATTGCATGTCTTTAGCGAAGTAGAAATTGACGTAACGCAACAGGCATCCGCATCCGCATCTTCCAAACACTCTATCAAAAAAGAACAACTTGCAATAGGTGACATTATTTTTGAAGATGATAAAGGAGAGGTTGTTATTATTTTTGAAAGAAAAACACTATATGACTTGGCTGCAAGTATCCGAGATGGTAGATACAACGAGCAGTCGTTTCGCCTAGATAAAGAAAATATTCATAACCATAATATAGTATACATTATTGAAGGAGACATAGAAAGGTATATTGAGAAGAAGGGTCGTGTATCAAAAAAAACACTGGTTAGTTGTATGTTTTCACTTTTATACTATAAGGGATTTTCGGTGTTTAGAACAAATTCGATATGTGAAACTGCGGACATTATTGTATTTTTTGCGGATAAATATTACAAGACAACTTTGAACGACAAGACGCGTGTGTCTTATTATGCGGGGACAGGAATAGAAACAAAGAAACATAATGAATTGGATACATCGTCACCTTCTTCTGCAAAAGGAAAGGCAAAAAGTGAAGGGGATGATAGTGACGAGAATGAGAAATACTGCGCGGCATTGAAGTCACATAAAGAAAAGAATGAATATATTACACCGGATAATATTAATATTATTATGTTAACATGTGTGCCTGGAATAAGCTCTAAAGTAGCGACCCAACTTATGCGTGAATATAAGACAATACAAAATCTTTTATATCAACTTGAAAAGACACCAGATATGTTAAATACATTTATGATAAAAACAGAGACTAGTGGCACAAGCCCTAAGACTACATTTCGAAAAATAAACAAAACATCTGTGGAAAACATTAAAAAGTTTCTTATGACAGACAAATCTCTAGTTGATTCAGGTCATGTTTAACTACCTACTGCAACAGATACCTCATTATCTTTGTAATAACCTGAGTCAACCAGTGCTTGTGTAAAGTCAGCACCACCCCAGTTTGTATCCATTGGATTTGGACTTAAGCCTGTTGACTGCTGAATATAGTCAAGCATCATATCAGGAGTAAACTCTCCTTGGTCCATGTTTGACGCATCATAACCGGGGTAGGAGTTTACATTATAAGGTGGATCATCGCGTGATGCATCTAGTAGTTTAGTAATATGTTTTCTAGGCGGTGGTAGTGCGTTTGGATTTGTTACCGGTGGTAGTCCGCCTTGCAAGTCGGTTGGACTTGGGCGTATTTTATAAACGGACTCACCTTGTGTGTCTTCTGTATGTTGTAAGAATAAAACTGGACACATAAATCCTACGGAACGTTGCCACTTTGTAAACTGAACATATTCCTCTAAATTATTAAAAGTTACTGGATTTACACCAGGCACCATTTGTTTGCTTGAGTTATATAAATAAATTTTAGAGCCTTTTTGAATTAAAATGTTGGGGCAGTTTTTATTACTAATTTTACTTTTAGGCATGGTAAGTGCCTCTTTGAAATCTTTTGATGAATAATTTAACACAAAATATGCACCCATTAAAAATAAAAATATTATGATAATAGACTTATAATACATGGTTGATATGTTATGCGATGGTATGTATTATATATAAATATGATATATAATTATGCTATATAATTATGCTATATTATATATAATATATGATAAATTAGTGCCTTAAAATATTTTAAATATTCTAAATATGGAAATATTAATATATAAATAAAATATATAAGGCAAAATATAAGGCAACGAAAATAATAAATGTTTGGATTTTTAAATAGAAATACAAACAATGACAACATGGTTATGTTGACGGAAGCCGATGTAAAAAAACTGAAACATAATCATGGTGTTGTGTTATTTTTTATGAACGGATGTGGTCATTGTGTTGACATGAAAGATGATTGGAATGCAGCAGTAGACGAATGTAGAAATAATGGTATTGGTAGTGATAGAGACAATTTTGTATTAGGTGCGGTTGAAAGTGGAAATACAGATATGTTTCAAAAAAATGGGATTACTACGAATGTAAGTGGATATCCTACTATTTTATATATTACTGCGGAAAGTATTAAAAATGGTAACACAAATCATGAAAAATACGAAAACCCTAGAGAGAAAAAGAAATTTATAGAATGGATTACAGAAAAGAAAAATAGAAAGAAAAGTAAGGCTGGTTTAAATAAAGTTGGAATTGATACATCAGGTATGGTTAAATTAGTTATGAATGATAATAACAATAATATCAATAATAACAAAAATAATAATAACAAAAATAAAAATAAAAAAAATCAAACAGGCGGAGGAAGGAAAGGTAGTAGACGTCGAACAAACCGACGCAAGTATACTCGCAAAACTAAGTCACGCACGAAGCGTCGTATGCGGTATCGCCACAACCACATGACAGGTGGTGATGGTGATTGTGGATGCGGTGGTGGAGGTATAACTGCATTATTTGGTAAGTAAATAAAACTACTTATTTTTTTTTGTCTTATAGTTTTTATTTTTATACCTTCTAGAACCACCTTTGGGTGCATTTGTATTCACAGGCGCAGGAGCAGTAGGTGCTACATAGTTTGACGTATTAGGTGCGAGAGCAGTTCCGCATGCAACGCATATAATAAATTCTCGCATTTCTGTCAGGGAAACATTTATTCCTGAAATGGCAGTTGCTGATGGATACTTATTTGTTGTGTATTTAATCAACGCTTGTATTGCTTCATCATAAGTATCATCGATTTTTTTATTTATTGCAGTGTTTATGCCACCGAATATTCCAGTTACGTTCCCAACAAAGTCGCGTAAAATAGATACTGAATGAACCATTGTTCCTCTTACAAATCCTAAAGGTTTATATGCTTTTTCATCATAGTTGTGTGTTGTAAAAAGCTGAAGTGACATTTATCTATGTTCAGCTAGTTTTAGCTATATTGTTTATATATTTCTTATATATTTCTTATATATTTTATATTTTTCGTATCAAAAAATTGAAACGAAAAGTATCATTAAAATGGTATATATTGAAACTAAGTCAAACCAAATCAAACAAAACAAATTCAAACCACACTTCATTATCAATGTCTACTCTTAGCGACGCGTATAGCAACGACATCAACGTCATCAATAACAATATTAGAAAAGAGTTACAAGACTCACAGAAAGACAAAGACAAAAACAAAGACAAAAACAAAGACATACGAAACAAACTAGTTACAAAACTTGGAAAACTAAATGTGTCAAAAATAAATCTTGATAGAACAGACCATGAAAACAACCAAAACAACCAAAACAACCAAAACGAACAACAAGAGTCTTTGCGCGACAAGTCTACCGAATACTACTACAAACATCGTGAAGAAAAGTTGGAATACCAAAAGAACTATAACCGCCAGAAAGGCGATGCAATCAAAGACTACAACAAAAACTACTACATGAAACGTAGAGAAGAAATTCTTGAAAAAGCTAGAACCAAAGTGACTTGCGAGTGTGGTTGTGTAGTTCAGTTATTTAACATGAACTCGCACAAAAAAACAAAAAAACATGTTCGATACCTTGAAATGCGCGAAGCTATGAGCAAAGCAGTTGAAGTTACAACTAACACCACAGAATAAAGATAAATAGTTACATATACGTATAAAATTAAATTTTTTTCATTGTTCGGTTTTTACGAGCTTGTTTTTTTTTAAATGATTTTGACTTTATATTTTTTTTAGTAGTTGTATCAACGTTTATGTTATCATGGTGATGGTGATGGTGAGTGTCATCTTTATCTTCTTTAAAAAATGTTTTCATATGTTCAAGCATTTTTTTACTTATAATTACATCCATTTCTTGTTCATCAGGGTCTTTTTCTGTAATATTATAATTTAAACGACTCATCATAAACTCAGTAAATTTTTCTTTCTCAGCATTATTATTTTTCATATCTTTTGCTAAATTTGAATTTATAAAACGTTTTATAATAACAGATGAGGGCAAGTAGTGTTTGTATCCTTTTACATGAATATAATAAACACTATCATCTTCCATTTTGGGGTGAAATAAATCATCTACAAAACATATTTCAACATCTTTCGGCAACTTAGTGCATCGAAAAAAATCATCAATTGTTTTATCATGTGTTGTTCGATTTACTTCCACAATTTTGCCATCTACCTTAAATGCGGATATAATTTGTTCAAATATTTTTGACTTTAGCTTTGTTTCAAAATAAGTTTTAATATGTTCAACCCATGCGCGTTCACCTTGGTTATTTGTATAAATCATTACCGCCTTGCATTTTTCATCTTTCTTTTTTTGCAAAAGGTATCGTAAAACATTCAAAATATAGGGACGTGGATATTCCGGATACAAGTCCAATAACTCGTTAAACATATTATACGCTTTATTATCATCGTTGTAATAATCGTCTAGTAACATACAAAAAGAACCAAACTGCCCAAAACTACCCAATGTTTCATCTAAATCAAATACAACAACTTTTTTATTTTTTGGTTTTGATTGTTCGTTAATTTTTGATTCAGAATCAGAATCATATAAGGGTTTTATATTTAATAATTTATTTAAAAATTTAGGCATATAATAAATATATAAATATTATAATAAAATATAATTTTATCTTATTTTAATATAGCTTAGTATATTAATATTATCATTAGTATATTTATTGTTATAGTTATTCGTATAGTTATTAGTATTAAATAAGTCTATATTGCATGGGAATTTTAAAACAAAATGACTATATAAAAATATTAAATTATTATGATATACCTATTTCTCCAAAAGATTCATCTAAAACTATAAAACATAAAGCCGAAAATATACTTGCTGAAAAATTATGCAAATGTATTAAAAAAGTTAAAAAAGATGACGAATATAGTGGAAATAATGCAAGCGATGATAACACTTCTTCTGCATCTGAAAGTGAGTCAAAAGCAATCGCAATATGTTCAAATTCAATTTTTGAAAAAAAAGGTCTTGAACGAGGAATATTCG